AACGGTCATCAAAATTATCTAATGACGCAGCAGCAGAAGCAGCAGAAGCAGCAGCAGCCGATTCACTTGCGGCAGCAGCAGAGGCGCTTGCAGCAGCATTACTAGCTTGAGTGGGAGCAGCAATAATTGCAGCAATATTTGTAGCCGCTGTAGTTACATCTGAAATATCTGCAGCAACAATGCTTACATCAGCAATATCAGCCGCAACGATACTTACATCACCAATATCCCCAGCAACTGTATTTACATTTGCAATATCATCAGCAACTGTATTTATGTCACCAATATTTGAGGCAACAAGGTCAATATTTTCTTGATCATTGGCAAGAGCAACAATGTCAGCCACCAAAGCATCAGCGTCTGCAGAGCTTGTAATTGGCAATTTAGCCGAGCGGTCGACAGCTTCCTGCAATTGCTGGATCTGAATCGTTGCACGGTCTAACGCATCTTCGATTACATCAGGATAAAAGCCACCCTGATTGACGATGTCAGTTGGCTGCAGGTTCTCAATATCCGATGTTATGACCAGATTAAAACCAGCCGCTAGTGCGCCAGCAGTCAATGTAATGCTACCGCCGGGGTTTGAATTCTGATCTGCGTTCAGGCTGACTGTGTAGTCTGAATTGATAACCAAAATGGTTTCAATGGTGGTGGCCACGTTAAGCCGGACCACTTCAAGATCAGCAGCCTGAAATACCTTGAAGGTAAACGCAAATGTGGAGGCTGTACCATTCCCGACGAACGGGCCAGCTTTCCGGATATTCGAACTGATAGTCATAAGAATGACTCCTTGGAGATTATATAAAGGCTAAACATTTTGAATACACTTACGGGCACCTATTTCTTGAATCCCGTCAGGATGGCCATTGGGTTTTCAGTCTCACCTTCGCTCAATGCCATAACGCCATCAATGGTCCGGTTTGCCTGAGCTGATGGTAGATGCAAGGTAATGCCCATCACGTTGACCATGGATCTAAGCAGCGCCCGGTCAAGGTCGCCCTGACCGATTTGCTTGCCAAGCTTATCGAGCTCTTGGAAGAACCGCAGGCCAGCCGGGCCACCGTAGGACGCATCAAATTGCTTGGTGCCAGTCATGTACTGAACTGCGCCCACAGCTTCCCGCAGGCCGACCATCATGTTCATCAAGTAGCTGATCTGTTCGCCTGCCAGCTTTGCGGCCAGCTCTTCTTCGTCATCCTCATCACCCGGCTGCAAAGAATCTTTAAGCATCATGCCCAGTACGGATGGCACCGAATACAGCATCAAGAAATCCCAGCCGAGATGCATGATATCGAGCGGCTTGCGGAAGTTCGTAGCTTTTGCGCGCTCGACGCCCAGATTGTAGGAAGCCGAGAAGTAGCCATAAAACACGGTAAACAGCTTCAATGCCGCACCACCGCGCTGTACCTGTGCTAGATCCTTGATCTGGCCACCCGACTGCGAATCCAGCACAGCCTGATCAGCCAGCGCAATCGCCCGGCTTTCGATGGCCTCTTCGGTCATGTCGACATTTACATCGGCCAGCGCCTTCTGATAAGCACCCCACCATGTCGGCATATCTGCAATCAACTGCAGGCTGATCATCGGAACAAACATCAGCGTGTCGATCTTCTGGCGGATTGGGCCTTTGCCCTGTACCACCGATTGAATCTCGTTCATTTCACGCTGCTGGGTCATGTGCCGGTTCATCATGAATTCCGACTTAGACCAAACTTCCTTAACCATGCCAACCGGTGATGAAGCCCACTTGCCAATGCCCATGGCTACCCACTTAGGACCGATGCGGACAATAGACTGTGTCAGGCCCAGCGGCTGCAGGAAAGCGTTCATGATATTGAAGCCCAAGCCGGCGATGGCCGATCCTGCACGTAGATAGTTGAGCCCTTTTTCGATAGGCTGCAGTGCTGCAGATTCGCCTGCCGCAATATCTCGGATCGCCGCCTTAAATTGCTGAACTACTTCGGCACCGTACCGGCTACGCACGGCATCATCAAATTCACCATTCTTGACGATGCGGTTGGCATCGATCACCCACTCGTGCCATGTCAGATCATGAATGACCTCATTGACGCCACGGAACAGGCCATCCCATGTCAGGAGTATCGGACGGTCCATCACGGCCTCAGCGCGCGATTGAACGTAGCTACGACGGGTTGTCGCGGCCACGAACGCCCCACGCAATTGCTGCTTTGCTGCTTCAGCGTCCGACTGCTGTTCAGCCCGGCCAGACATCTTTGGATCGTAAACAATTGGGAAATATCCACCGCGTAGCCGGCCAGCCTTGGTATCGAGCGGCACCGGGTCAACCCAGTTTGGCTCTTTGCCCATAACCCGGCGCTCTTTCTCAGCAATTATTGGCCGATAGCTTTCAAAGAAGTCCCAGACATTTTGTACAAATGTGAGTTCTTCTTGGCTCAGGCTATCAATGATTGGCTGTACCTGTTCACGAGTCCAGCCATAACCATCAAGCAAGCGCTGCATGTTGCCTGCGTTGCCCATGTTTAAGACCATGACAATGCGCTCACCGCGGTTCAAGCTTTGGCCAATTGTCGGGAAAAACTTTCCGTTGCCGCCCATCTTGCCAAGCTTCATGATTGGCTTGATTAACTCAGCCATGCGCTTGGTTGCTTCAGCTCGCATGGTTGCTTCACGGTTGCCGGCATTGTTCATAGTACGGATCAGGTAATTCCACACCGGCCCACCGTCTTTGAATCCATCGAGCTCACGAGCCAAGCTGGCCACCTTTCGATGGCTTGCCGTGTAACCTTTGAACAGCGCCGTGATTCGGCTGGGCAATGTATCGCGGGTGCGATTGACTGCTTTTTTATTTGCGCCATTGAACTCAATGCCTGTCACCATCTCGGTGATGATGTCGGCAAATCTGCGATCTTCAGCCTGTGTCAGTAGCCGCTGCTTTAGACGGCCTAAGTGCTCCACTTGTTTGATGGTGTCAACCAGACCGCGGAACTCTTCGACTGTCAGTTCTTTGTAAGATTGGCGCAGCGCTTCATTTTTAAGCTTGGGCGATATGTCGACCTCGATGCCCATCTCTTCCTGAGATGCAAGCCAGTCGGCTAGTTGCTTACGCTTTTCAATGCTGCGGCGGCTTTGACCAGAGCTGAGATTGAATCGCTCAAGTAATGTATCGATCTGATCCTGATAGTCGATATCGATAGCTTTGCGTACACCTTCGCTATCAAATTTCTTGAGGTATCTGACGCCTTTTTGAATCTCATCAAGTGCTTCATACGCAGCTTTTGCAGTCTGATTGTTCAGCATTTGGTTACGCTTTTCTGCGTAGACCTCTTGCGTATTGCCGGCCATCATTGCTTTTTCCGCGGCCTTTGCTGCACGAGCTTCTGCTGATGCGTATTTGACTGGGCGGATGTCAATGATCTTCATCCGATCAATGATCATGCGCGCATAATTTTTTGCAGAGTTTGCCAGTACACGAGGCTTGCCAGCAGCTTTTGCAACAGCAGCCATCTCAGTCGCAATAAATCGAGCGCGCGCCTCATTGTGAATAGCCATATCAGCGGCCATCGCCAATGCTTCCGGCGTAGCAAACTCACCGTACTGCTCGAGCATCAATTGATCGGTCAGCTTCTCAATAGCTATCTCAGGCTTTTCTGCAGCAGCCAATGATCTAACCAGTTCATCGCCAGATGAAAAGCCATACTGCGTGGCCAGCATGTCTGGGTCCAGACCATCTGTTGCCACCATGCGCAGCGTCTTCAAGAATCCAGTAATCTCATCAGGGATGCCGAGCTCTGCCACGGCTGCTGTATTGAGCTTGCCGTATACAACCTCGCCCATCTCTTCGATGGTTGTTGGCACCTCTGGTTTCTTTGGCTTTGGATTGTTGCGGTCATATTCCAAAGCAAATTTGCTTACCTCGAGCTCAACATCTTTGCGTCGCTTAGACAAGAACTGGCCTTTTGCCAGACCAGCCTGCTGTGTTGTTTCGTAGGTTTTCTTTGATTCAGTCGATTCTGACCACAGCTTTGTGCGAATCTCGATGCGAGCTTCGTCAAGCGCTTCAGCTTTCTTGCGCTCCCATTCAGCTACCTCAAGTTGATACTCAGTCAGATCAACAGATGGCTGCGCTGCTTTGCCAGTCAAGAACTGCCAAGCTTGATACACAGGCTGCGACAAAATCTGTCGACTGGCCTCGATCTTCATTTCTGCGCGCAAGCCAGCGGCTTCTTTTTGCAGGCGACGCAGTTCACGCGCTCTAGCGTTTTCCATCCACTTCATGTCTGACAATGTCTTGGCTGTCAGATCATCCATAGCAGATGCGCCGGCTTCAGCATTTTCTTGCTGATACCGAGCAAACTCTTCGGTAGTCATGCCGGCATCTTGCGCAGATTCAAACAGCGGCAACATCGAACGATTTTGCTGGGCCAACTCGATCTGGTCATTGGTAGCCAACATACGATCAAACACTTCTCTGACCTCAGCATTAAGTTTGCCGGCTTCAGGATTGCGGAGCAAAAATTCTTTGATAGAGTTGTAAACACTGATCATCCAAGCGCGGAACCGCTGGAAGTAAGGTTGCAATTCAATGCTCGGCGCTTTGCCGCTGAACATGTAGCGCTCAAACGATTCAGCAGTGCGCTCGTGATATGCGCGCTTTTCTTCAAAATCCATATTGAAATACTGTTGAATCTGCTCAACAGCATTGCCTTGGATACCATGCCACGACATCAGCTTGCTGACATCGTTGATGATTTGCTGCTCACCAATGGTAATGTTTTCTTTAGCCAGCAATTCAGATGCCAGCAGGATGTCATCTTCAAAGAAAAAGTGTGCAAGCTCGTGCGCAAACGTGGATAGGTTTGCGTCATTGAGGAACGTGATGGTATTAGTTCGCGGATTAAACGTGCCGCGAGCATTCTGCATTAGCACCTTGGCATTGGCTGCTGCTGGGAAAAAGTCGATAACGCCTTGAACATCAGTCTCATCAAAAATCAGATTGCCATTGCGCAAGTATGCACTTGGCGCGCTTTGTTTAATCTGCGCTTCCTGATCATAGAAAGTTTGGATTTCTTCTGGCAGCAAAGATATTCGGCGCTTATTTACAGCAGGCTGAATCCGCGCAACAGCATTAGGATCTGAATGTGTGCCAAGTTGATCGATGGGCACATTGGCATGCTGTGGGCCCAAAAGCACGGCAACGCCTTGTGTGCCCTGTGCGGTTGGCATGTAAATACCATCAAAGCCAGCATCAAGCACGGCTGACTCGACGCCGTTGAACCACAGGTTTTGCGGATCTCTGCCTGCAGCAGATGCTTGTGCGCGCAGGCCCAGCGCATCTTCCTGAAGGTTATATAGATTTTGTAGATTGACTGCGTGAGCATTGCCGCCAACGCCAGCTTCAGGCGCTATGCCTGAGCCAGTGTCAACGTAAAAATGAATCCGGTTTGATATCCGGTTATCAGTGCTCTGGCCAAGCCGGCCAGCTTCAGCACCCTTTAACCCTGTTCCGTAGAATTGTCCGGAGAGAGTGTTTCGAGGGATGCCGCTATAGTGGACGCCAACGACTGTAGTGGCTCCATCTCTTGGGGTGCCATATCTTGCGGCAACATTGATATCGCTTGTTCGTAAGCGCTGAACGCCTGCCCCTCCGGACTGGAAAAATTCACCGTCTCCGGGCTGGGGTCGGGCACCATCGGGCTGCGCTGGCGGAGTAGCTTGCTCAATAGCAAGTCGCCCTTCGCCTGTTCCGCCGGCAAGGTCTGCCCAGTAGGCTGCGCGCTCATCAAGGCGCTGTTGGTTGACTTCTGGTCTGGTGTACCAAGGGGCATTTCCGCTCTCCGTCACTTTAAATTTTGTCGGCACAACGCCAGTGGCCGGGCGCTTGATGTCCTCCAAAAATGCCCGGAAAGCAGGCACCGAGAACGCATAAGTGTTCCCAGTCGGAGTCTCATAGCCAAACCAAGGTGTTGACGTTACGTCCCTATTGTACAGCGCTCCGTACTCATATGCACCATATTCTCCCTGCTTGGCGTGGACGCTGGCAATCGCCTGATCGTCACCCTTGGCATCGGCCAAAATAGCGCCCAGAGAGCCATGAGCGGCCTCCTGCTGGCTGTCTGCAACCCATGTCTCCCAGTGATACCGACCAATGCTGGCGTCCTGTGGCCGGCCCAGATCCGTATAAAACTGCTTGATCTTGGCTTCAAGACCACGCTCGATGGCCTCGTAGACCAAAATGCCACGGACGCCCTCGGCCAAACTGTTTAGCGATGAGCCTGCCAGCTTTTTGCCGTCCGGGCCTTTGCTGCCGTCATACAGGTTGACGCCGGCAAACTTGCCGTCATCCCACAGCTGGCGAATCTGCACCCGGTCCAGAACCATCACATCGTTGAAGCCGGCCACCAGCAGGGTAAACGACACGACCTTGTTGTCGATGCCGACGCCTTCGCCAAATGTCGCAAACTCCCGGCGGATTTGTTTGCCGGTTTGATTTGGGTCAGCCATCATGTCGTGCAACCGCTGCAGGTGCGACTTGCCGTCTTTGCCGATCTTGGACATCTTGAACAGGAAATCCTGCCCAAATGCGTTCAGATTGTGCGTGGCACCAGCGCCGGGCTGGCCGCTGCCCTTGGGGGCAACTGACTTGGCCCATGCCTCATATGCCGGGAAATCAGCCTCAGTAAACTCACCGCGAGCCGCTTTAGCGATCCATTCATTGGCACCATTGAACGAGTCAATGAAAAGCGCCTCCTGTGTGTACGGGCTAACGCCGCGGGACAGGAACGACCACATAAACAGCTTGCCGGTAGTTTCGACCGATAGCTCTCCTGCAATATATGCCCGGCGGAATTCACGCGCATTGTCGAATCCAGCAGTAGCGTCATCAATCTGGCCTTGCGTCAGAGTGCGTAGCTTGTCGATCGATCCAGTGCCATTCAGGTCACGAATGAATGCATACGGCGGCACCGGCACTTCGTCCGATCCCAGCGCGTAGGCCATCATCTTTGACCATTGCTCGGGCGTGGCCGTCGCGTTCGGAAACTTGCGCATGATCGCGTCGATTTGATCGATCTGCTTTTGTGCGTTGGCATTGGTGGTGCCAGTCATGATCAGCGGCTTATCCGGAATCGTTGCCTTGCCGGTGATCTTGACGCGCAATGCAGGCCAGAATCCAAGTCGGTTGCGATCCTCTACGCCTGCGCCGGGATTGTTTGCGCCGGGCTTGCCTTTGACGGCCTGTTTGAAAATTTCAGGCGATTCTATTTGACGTTCAGATCGAATACGACGCGCAGTTTCAATAGATTTTTGTTCAACTTCCAACAATTCAGCTTGAAGTGCATCTATTTTGTCAAATGCTTCTTGCAGAGCCGTTTGGTCGCCAGTATCGGCAATCCTGTCTTTTTCCTCGTTTGCGGCGGAAATCTGCGCTTTGATTTCATTTTCTTTCCTATATAAGGCAAGAACTTCGGGCGGAGTTTCTAAAATTTCAAACGACGATATGTTTGGCTGCATCGTGACACCGTTTTCGCCGACCTTAAAACGATAAATTTGGCCGTCGTCGCCTACAATCTCGATTGTTCCGTCTTCTGTTTTGTTTATAACCTGACCTGATACGGTACCATCTGGCACCGTGACTGTTACGCGTTCTGTTTGAACTAAAGTATTTTCTGTTGCAAGATCAATTGGCTGCGCCATAATATTTAAGCCACGCTGCTCGTAAAACTCCTGTGGCGACATGCCGAGCTGCACTGCACGAGTGGCAAATCGAGCCGCGGCAAGCGTTGCGTTTACTTCGTTTACAGACGATGTGAACCGGTTTGCCTGATTAAGCTGGCCAAGTATGTCTTGCTTGACCGCTTCTCTGCTTTCGTAAAATGACTGGCGCAGTTCTTGATCAGCAATCAAAGTCTCGAGCTCTTGCTTTAGCGTCGCATCCTCTTCCTCTGCCATTACCTTAGCCTCAGCCAAAGTAACGTCAGAATCGTTCATACGAACATTTGCAAGAATTTCCTCAGACCTTTGCGATTGCGAAAAAACAGCCAGAAAGTCGCCCATCTTAATTTCGACATCTGTCTGATCATTGATCGCATTTTTGATTTGCGCAACGTAATCCTCATTTAATGACTGCAGCGTGTTGAACTCTTCTTCTGTAGCCAGCTCCATCAAATTGTTGACGTTGATGGTGACAGCAGCATCAGGATTGGATTGATTGAATACTTGAGCAATAGCCTCTTTGCCTTCTTGCCCAAGGTTTGCAGCCTCCATGCTTTTAACTTGGTTCATGGCATTGCGCATGATGTCAGCATTTACTGCTGCATTCACAATGTTGTCTGTGCGCTCTGCCTGCTTTTGCTCATACTTTGCGCGCAGGCCAGCATAATTAGACCAAGCTTCTGGCACGGCTGTAGGCAATTCGCCTAATGCTTCGAGCCAAATATCGCCCCACTTTAATTTTTCTTCACCACTAACTTTTTGCGCAGTAATTTCACCAAGCGCTCCGCCGGCCATTTGTACGCCAGCTTCTGCAGTAACTGCACCAACCATGCTGCGTTTTGTTTTACCAGCAGCAGCCAAAAATCTACCTGCCAAACCACCGGTTGCAGCATCAAACAAAGCGATAGGTATGCCTCGAGCAACTGCCTTTTCTCGAGCTTTGTCCATCAATTCTTTATTTTGTAAAGCACGGCTGAGGGAGCCGACATCATTCATGTCGACTTTATTTTCCTGCATTACATCTTGTATGGTAGATCCGTATTCAATTGCGAAACTGGTCAAGCCTGCACCAGTCGCCGTACCAAGTGGGCCAAGCGTAGACAAACCAATGGTGACTGCCACGCCCGGAGCAACAGCGCCTAACGATTTTTCAATTGCGTAAGCTGCTGCAAATGGGTTTTTGATGATCGCCATCAACGAATCGCCGGGACCATCTGCCTGCTGTATTTCGCGCAAGCCTTCTTCAGCTCCCAAAGGTATTGGGTATTTTTCTGCGTTTCGTTGCTGTTGTTGAATGCGAGCGGCACGAATAGCATTTGGCGAATATGTCAGCCCTTCAGCTTCCCAAGCTGCAGCAATGTCTCGATTGACACCGCTAAACAAATCAAGACGATCAAGGCCAATACCAATAGCTTGCTTGCCCTCTTGGTAACCGCGCAAAAATACGTCGTACTGCCGGCCTTCAATCAAGTCTTTTGCAAATTGCTTGTAATCACCACGAGCAATGGTGCGGTCCATTGGGCGAGCCTCACCACGGCTCATGATGTCATCCCATTGGAACTGAGCTGATTTCAGTTCTTTGACAGAATCAACAAAACCGCGGTCGGCATTAATAGGAAAATCAGCCGCTGTTGGACGTTTGGTAAATACTTTCTTTTTGTTACTAACATCAAGCTGAATACCCAGCCGTGTGCCATTGACTACATTGTCAATCTTCCCAAGATCGTTTTGAATCAACCCATACTTCTCAGGATTTCTTTCAACAAACTGCCAAAGGCCGGGGTTCTTTGCAAGATATTCCTGCTTCTGTCGGATGTCGGTCAGCGACTTAAAGTAATTTAAATCAGTGCCAACAACCTCTGCAGGTATGTTGCTTTGCTTACTAACGCGCATTGACTCAGCATAGTCAGCAGGTAAATGCTGTGCTGTGTAATTAACTACTGCTGCCTGATTAGATTTGTACTGCTCAATTGCGGAATCAAATTTTCCAACAGTAGATTTTGCAGGATCTATCGTTGGCGACTTGCGCCGCTTTTCTTCAAATACCGAATCAATCGCGCTAGTAAAATCAGTCATTTTGGCCTACATAAACATTGTAAATGTTGATGATGTCTTCGTTTGTGGCTGGTAATTTTCTCTTAGCAAGATCAGTTTTAATTTCACCCAAAAGATCTTTTGGTATGTCATTAATTGTTTTTGCCTTTTGAAGCTCAAAACGACGAGACTTAGAGCGAATACCTAAAAATTCACTTGTTACATATTCTTTTTTGGCATCATTAATGATTGCATTTAACTGCTTTGCATCAGGCTGTTTGCCATTGTTGTTTATTATGTAGCTATCTACCTCGTTCAAAATAATTTTTTCGAAGCGAGCTTTCTTTGCTTTGTTGCCGCCAAGATTAAGAATGTCTACCTCATTGTTGATTCTATTTTGTAATGTCGCAGATTGTTTTTGAGTTTCTGGCTTAAGCTTAAATTCAGTTTGCTGTTTGGAAAACCATTTCCAGTCTGATTCTGAAAGTCTTGTTCTCCAATTGTTCAGATCCATGTTCATGAATTCTTTTGGATTAGCGCCCATAATCGAATTCAATTCACCAAAAGCAATGTTTTCTTTTTCTTCGCGACGTTCTTTTTCTATTAACCTTTGTTCAGTTCGAATGGCTCGCGATTCTTGACGAGCTTCTCTGGCATCACGCTTTTTCTCGCGAATGTTGTTTTCAATATACTGCTCCAAATTTGCGTAAGTATTTGGATCGTTTTCGCGCAACCATTCTTTAGTTGTATTTGGCAAAGCACCCCAAGTTGTTTGTGACTTAAAAACAGTATCCCAAGCTTCGTTCGCAAATTGTTTTCTAATTTGTTCATTTTGCGTTTTCATGCTTTGTTCTAGCTGCTCGTATACCTGAAGCGCAGTTTTCTGTTGATCTCCAGAAAACTTATTCATAATATCCAAACGCAAATTAGCAATAGACTTATTGTCTTTGCTTGCTAATGCTTGAGTAAACTTAGACTCAACCCAGCCTTCAGCCTCTGCTTCCTGAGCAACTTTAGTGGCCATGCCTTTGAATTTATTTTTAAACTCATCGTTCACAATAAATTCTTTGACCTGATCAAAGTATGCTGGTGCAGCAAGCGGGTTTGTGTTGACCATATTGGCCACACGGTCCATGTAAACCGTGGACAATTCTTCTTGCAAAAGTTGTTTGTAAACGTCGGAGTTTTCTCCGTAGCCAAGCAATTCAGCGCGTTTTTTTACGTTCTGAATAAGATCTTTTTTACTGTTTTCAAACTCTAGGCCATCAGTTACCTTGCCATCTTTCATTGAAAAAGGCGCAGACGATGCTGTGTTGCTCAACATTTTGCCAAGCGCTTTGTTGTTGTTTACTCGTACTTCCTGTTTTTGCGCAGCCTCAAATGAAGAAAGTTTTGCGATTGTCGCCAAACCAAGTTCATTGGCTTTGTTTTGATATCGCTTAACAATTCGAGATTCTTTATCTCCGCCAAATTCTTTTATCTGATCTTCTACTCTTTTGTAATATTCAGTAGAAAATTCACTGGTTAAACCATCGGCTTTTTCACCAACTCTGCCTGCATTTTTTTCTTGCCACTTGACAATAAATTCACGATTTCCAAGCTCAACTTTGTCAAGCAATGAATCTTCTTCAATTTCTTTTTGCTTCTCAACAATGCGCATTATGTTTGCGCCAAGATTCGCCTGTGCTTGACCTGTCTCTTCTATTTGCTTTGCGGTGAAATCACGCGCTGCTTCTACGCCCGGCGCTTGAAACGCAGGCATCTGACCGACATTTGGGCTTACTTGTGGTTGATCATAAATGGGTACTGTTGCCATTATTTGCCCACCTTCTTATTCAAGAACCATGATGTTGCCAAAGTATTTGCTGATTGCATGAGCGAACCTGTTGCAGCGCTTAATGGACTAATGCTGGCTGCTGTTGAGCGCAGATTCTCAGCAGAAACGCCCTGCATTGTTGCTTGGTTCATGTAATTAATTGATTGCGTTCTAGCAGCCTCTGAAGATTTGATGGCGTTTGCGTAGATTGTCAGCGCGTCCATCTCGGCCACCAGATCAGTAGTGGCCACCACTTCAGCGGTAGATCCGACGCCAAGGCGAATGCCGCGAGCTGCCATGCTGGCCTTTGATGCGCTTTTAATCTTGCCGGCGCGCATTTTTAGCATGCTGATTTCTTTGCCGCCTACGTCGACAATTTGCTGCGCCATAAACTCAGCTTGCCGGGCATTGATCTCCGACATGCTTTTCTGAAAGTCCATGGTCAGCGCTTGCGATTTAAACTGGTATTGCGCTGCTTTTGCTTGGTAATAAGAGCCTACTGCTGATTGAATTGCGCCGGCAACAAACATAATTGGCGCTGCTTTTCCAAAGCCCTCCATTGTTTTTGCTGATGGAGTGAACAGATCAGATAAAAACGTCGAGCTTTGCTGCGATGGAGCAGGCTGTTGACTAACCGGCACCGGGGCTTGGTTATTTGGATTAACGTACCAAGGTTGATATTGGTTCATTGTTGCTCTCCAATCAATGCCTGAACATTATCGATGTCGCGGCGTTTTACGGGCACATTATCCGCCAATAGCGACTTCGAATGATAGGTTGATAATTGTCAACGGTAACGGATCTTGCTGCCTGACGAATACCTGCCCACCGTCGGTCCAATCAGGCGTCAAGTTGATATCGATGTCCTGTGATTTCAACGATGGCGGTGATCCGTAGGGCTCACTGGTCCGCTGCTTTGCTTCAATCAAAGCATCCTCATTCGGGCCAATAAAGATGCCCGATGACCGGTATACGCGCATGGCCACCTTGCTGACGTTTTTAATTCTGCCTTGGCCAAATGCGCCATCAATCTGCATGGCCATTGGCAGGGTCTGCAGGTCAGATTCATACGGCAGGCCAATGTGAATAATAGTGCCGGGCTGTTCCAGCGTAATCGCGCCAGATGTCACCACGCGCTGCGGGTGAACTGCGCCATCGATCAGGATGCTAACGGTCTTGCCCTCGAGCCATGTAAGGCCGCTGATGCTGTTTCTGGCAAATGAATATGCCGATGTAGCCGTCGATCTAAATTCGCTCGCCAGCGTTCGATTGACACGCGCTGTGGCCACGGTAGCCGATGTGGTGCCATTGATCGTCAGCAGGTATTTGACGCCATCAGAGCCCGTTAAAACGATCTGATCACCCACATCCGATGTGCCGGGATAGGTAAAGATACCAGTCGATGCAGTGATGGTCAGGGTATCAGCCGGGGTCCAGCCTGCGCCAGTAGTCACCGTCACTGTAGTGGCCGTCGTATTGGTGCCGTTGTATGTTGCCCCGGAGTCAACAAAGAAAGCGTCGACCTGATTGTCAAATTTGCGGGTAGTCATCCGTTCGACATACCGCTTACTGACATTATTGATTGTCCGTCTCACCACAACATACAGCACATCCTCAGCGCCCTCTGCCACCGTTGTGCAGCTTTCAAATGCGCCCTCTGTGTCATGCCAGTGCCATGCGCCAATTTGCTGCTCTGGGACGTATGTCAGGCCCAGCAGGTAGCCTGAGCTCGAGACAAACCAGATGATCGGCTTTGGCGCTTTGCTGTAGCTCATGTCGACAATCTCGTAATCGTCAAACAGGTGGGCTGCTCGCAAAGATAAGTCGCCAGTGATAAATCCATTGGACTGCCATGAATAGCCCAGCTCGCGCACATGGCCACCACGGGCAGCGCAATACACCATGGCATTGTTGATGATCGATGGCTGCACATTGGACGCGCCAATATAGGACTGTGGCTGCACCGAAATCGATGTCGGCGTAATGGCGTCAGAGTTTACTGATGTCACCCGCCATTCCGCGGCACTGGTCAGCAGCACCAACTGCGACAGCGGTACGATGTGACGGATTGTATTGGCTTCCCGAGCTGCAACCTTGAACGCAATGCGGTCATCGTCCTTAATCGGCAGCGAATAACTCATATTTGATTCAGTGCCAGACTTGGTCATCCACATCTTTTGCGGTTCATTGATCGTACCGGCAAAGCATCGACGCTGTTCAAAATAAGACACAGCGCCGGGATAGTTATTAGCACTGGCAAATACGTTGTCGTAGTTTGGCGGACTCACGCCAAGATCAGGCGCTATGTTGTCATCAATAATTGATAACGTGCTTGTTTGGCCAATGTAACCAAACACACCACCTTGCAATTTGTAGACTCGATACAGTGATGCACCAGATACAGCGGTCCACGAAATAGTCACAATGCCGCCAACTTCCAGCAGGTTACCGCTTGCTGATGCTGTAGAAGATCCAATCGACTCATTGACCTCATCAGCAGGAATGGCGGTTACTTTGTACGAATAGGTATACTTTGCTGCTGTGTGGCCACTTGCAGTTGCTGTGACGGTAGCCGGCGGTGATATGGGCGCGCCAAAGCTAATCGTATTCAGAACCCATTGTGTAGCGCCCTGACGGCGTAATTCTCTTGGTGGGTAATTCGGATGCACCAGCGTCAAAACGTCCGATGACTGCACATGGTGTATGTCAAATAAATCTGCTTCAGCGTATGGGTTTGGAATTTCATAAGCTGCGCTTGGCAATGGATACCAAAACGTCGCGTTCGGCGGAGCATTGCCTGAGCCAGCAGCTATTGCGTAATAGTTGACGCCACCGCTAGAAACCAAATCACCAATGTTGTAGTAACGATTTGCAGTATGTGTGCCTGACTGCGTACCGCTTGTATTGATTGCTGTGCCGCCTACTGAAGCAGCTACCTGAAAAGTATTGGTGGCTGCATTAACAACATAGTAAATGGTGCCGGCGGTCAATCCAGTTGGCAATGCGCCAGTAGTTGTAAACACCACAGGTGTGCCGTTTGATAGCCCGTGTGATGTCCATGTCACTACACCGGGGCTTGCGATAGTGATCGTAACAGTAGATGCTGTACGGTATGCAGCAGGACTGCCGGCTAACAGCGTGGCACCATTGGTGTGGAAACGAAAGTATCCTGCGCCGACTTCAATCACCATCGTTTGCGTAGTAGAAAACGTAAACGGTATCAGTCGTGTGCGCTTAGTCGAGTCTTTGACTTCACGCACAAATGTAGTGCCGGGCCTGTTTTCTGCTGGCCCTTGTGGCGTGGCAATAAAGTTTCTCATTCTTGCCGCACCAGACTGAAACTTCACATCATCAATTCGGCCAAACATCTCTGGCGACATCTCGCCGCCTGCAAATGATCGTATAAGGGTGCGGACTGATGGCATTATTGTGTCTCCTCGCCGTCCTGATAAAAGACGTTTTTACCTTCTTTGATGCGTTTCTTTGCATGCTCAATTGCTTTGTCTTGAATAGACTCAGGCATGTTTTTCAAAAAATCTTCGCTGTCCATATCAGCCGTCATAAGATAATTAATCTCATCTTTTGTGAGGCCGGGCACCATCAACGGGATATCCATCTCTTTACCATCGATGTCAAAGCCTGCTGATATCTCTGTCGACACTGTGCCATCTGAGCGCTCCATTGCGCCGAGATAACCTTTCATGCTTTTGACCGTGCCATCTGGCCGATACATGCTGTCATCCATTTGATCAGGACCGGTGTTCTGATTTGCATACAAGATGCTGGCGTATTTGCTCATGTCGATTGGCATAATTATCTCCCGGCTACCCACTGCACAATGTGTTCCGGCTTGCTGTCACGTTGATCAGTGTCAGACATCTTTGCCTGCGACAAATATGCCACCATCATTTTTGTGCATCGAGCAGATTCTTGAGCACCAACTTCGCCTTTAATGATTGGACCAGCCATCATAGATGCAAGATGCCACGACAAAGTCAATGTAAACAATGAAGAAAACTTTGTGGTGTCTGTTACAACCGTTGTGTATCTGCAGATAGCATTTTCCTGATTCGTGTAAATGATGCGAGCACCACTTGAGTCAGTTTCCACTGCATAAGGCTGAGGCACATAATGGCCAGCGGCAACAACTGGACTGTAAGTCTCTGAAATTCCGTAAACATTTGTGATGCCAAATCTGCTTGAATAATCGTCGTTTGCTTCTGGTGGTATTACTGCAATAATTTTTGAAACACTTTGTGGGTATGCATAGGCATATTGCCATTGGTCCCATGTGTTCGTTAGCTGGGCGAGATAATCTCTGCGAGTAGCAAATGCCCAAGTATGCATCTCAAGCAAGGTATCTCTGGCAATAGGATAAAAACGTGCGGCCAACTCGGCCTGCATTGATTGCTCTGGCGGGTTGATGCTAGAGACATTGGCACGGTCACCGATATGAGATAGCGCCAAGTTTACGATGTCGACTTCGGATGCCATGCTTGACTCCTATGTAAAAGGGGCCGTGGTTTCCCAACGGCCCCAGTAATTACGGCTTCGAAAGATTACACCGAGCCTTCTACTTCGTTCTGCTCTTCAGTTGCTTGAGACTTCTTCTCCCATTTACGCTTGGAAGGTTTGGTCTGTTCATCATCAGAGCCATCGACCAGCTCAAGATTTGAACCGGCTTTGCCATCATACTCAACAAGCTCGCCTTCCTCACGGATGGCATTGTTGATAAATGATTTTTCTAGAACTCGGTATGTAGGCATAGTGTTTTCCTTTCATTAAACTACAGTAACGCCCGATGGGTAGAACTTGCGACCATCTTGGATATCAATCACAACATCAGCCGTTACCTTACCAGAGGTATAAGTACCAGAGATGGTGTAACGAGCGCCAAGATAACGCTGACCCAAAGAAGCGACTTGGGGGTTGATACGAACTGCTGTGTTGTAACCAGCAACCAACGATGCAGTTACGATTGCATCGGTGCTGCCAATTACGGTTGGGCTACCCAAGTTGGCTGAAGCAGAAGTGATCACCTCAAACTTTACAGATGTGCCGCCAGCCAAAGCTGTGGTTACTGCAAAGTTCATGTAGAGATCGCCACCTTCACCCATGTCACGAGCTACAGACAGATCGATTGTATCGGTCGATACAGCAGTCGTGGTGAGCGCTTGATCTTCCGAAACGCGAAGCAGTTTATCGGTAATCATGATTTATTTCCTTTCGATTCTGGTTGATTAGGACACGACTGCTTCGGTGTTGAGGATAGCGTCAACACGGCGCAGAGGAACGCCCAAGAACGACAGCCAGCTATTAGGCTGACCAAACTGTGTCAGACCCTGCTCGATCTTCAGAACGTACTGCGACTTGTCCAGAGCGGCCAAAGCCAAACCAGAGTGCACAGTGCGGTTCATGTAGAAAGCAGCACGACCCATGCTCATGTTCGGGATACGATACAGAGCGCGAGCCATCAGTTTGATGATTGCTGTCGCTGCGTTTGCAGCTTGTGTGCCAGTTTGAGCGATCAGATCGGACACATCGATGTTGCAGATGCGAACGACATAGCGCCAGTCTTTAACGACCAGACCGTTTTTCCACTGGTAGCGGGTTGCATATGCCTGCAGACGGGTGCCGTCGCTGTTGTAGACAGTCTGCTCGCCCAAATCTTCGTGGATCAGACCAGCCTTTGAGCCTTTCGGGAATGGGCAGTAGACGGTGTTGTCGCCCCAAACCACGAGGTAGATCGAAGTGTTGTCGGAACCAGAGCCACCTGCGGACAGGATGTTCTGAGCATTGCCGCCAGACAGGCTGGAGTAACGAGCAGCCAAGCCGAGGAACTGCTTCGGATCGGTGCCGGGGTTACCGTAAAACAGCGTGGTTGCCTGAGTCTGGTTCATTGCTTCGAGGAACGCGGTGTCTTCCGACAGGCGGAACTGAGCCGTGTTGCCGTTTAGCATGGCCAGATCTTTGTCGACTTCTGAGCGAGCTTCAAGGATGCCGCAAGCCTCGTCGACCTGTGCTGTGGTCGATTTGGAGTTCGGGATACCTTGGTTCAGCGCGCGCCAGTAAACGGTCGGCAGGCCAGTACGAATAACGACACGCTCGCCGGTCGGCAAGTTGCCTTCCTTAAACATGCAGTCTTCGAGAATTTCGTTCGACTGTGACAGCAGTTCGGCGACTACTGGTACACGGCCTTCGGGATCAATACGTTTGGCCCAATCGGCCAGCGTGAGTGCGGTTGCAGAAAGAGTTGCCATGATGTGCTCCTGTTAAGTTTGCTGATTGGAATAAAGTGCGGCAGCGTGGTCATTGAAAGTCATCGGGCCTTTTGATTTTTGCCCTTTGTTTCCACCGACAAAGCTGTCTTCACTGATTGCCTTCCCTGCGCGGTACATAAACCGGATAACTTCCGGATTGTTTCCCAGCCCAGAGTCTTTGAGTAGCGCGCGCAACTGGTCAGTACCGAATGCGCTCAAAGCTTTTTCTGCGACTTGAAGGTTCTCTGCCAGCTTATCGCCACCAAATTCCTTGTCAGTTACAGAGGCTTGAGTCCATTCATTCTTGACCGCCTCAATCCGCTCGAGCTGTTTGCCCTCAATTACTGGGGCCAGCTTACCGAGCATCTTCTGCGCAGCTTCCTGAGTCAGATTCAATTCCTTGGCAACCTCCGAATACACATCGAGTATTCCGGCGTCAACTGTCTTGCCCTCATCGAACTTGAAGTCGTACTTTTCAGGCGCGCCTTGTACAGGTTTGTCGCCTTGTTTGTTGCCTTCGGTATTGCCATCGCCATTCTCTGTAGTCTGGCTTTGGTTCTGTCCGTCGGATGCTTGCTGCCCATTCGCAGGTTGCGCATCACCCGTCGGTGAATTGCTTCCTACGTCTTGCGATGCGGGTGCGCCGTCATTGGTCGTTGTGGCTTCCGTCATCAGCGAATCTGTCATTTTTCTGCTCCTTAACCATTACAGAGTAAAGCTCTGGGCATTGTTCGTGAATCATTGCCAGCATGCGATTGCCGAAGTTCCTGTTACCTTCTGCGAAAGCCATCTGCATCGCATTGGTGTTGAACGACAGCCGGAACACACCGGATTGATCCATAAGCCGCCACAATATGCGACGGCCCCGCTTTGTACCCATGAGCCACTTAATGTCCGATTCTTCGTTTTCTTTGGCAAGCTTTTCGCGGGTAACTTTCTCCGCTTTCTGCTTTTCCTGACTACGAAGATCGGTCGGATCGTAATTGCTCATTGTCTAATTTATCTCGTTGCCAAATCATACGGGCACTCAGTGCTCGTTCCGTATCAATATGCCCTCAATCACAACGCCTATTTCAGCCGTTTGCTGGAATGCTTTGGCCTGCCATTGAATGTCTGTTTTCTCAAGATACGGAAATGGGACCACGCGCCGGGCTTCGTACCGGTCCGTAAATGGCGTCTGCAAGATATCAATATTGACGCCGTTCGGGTACTCAGTCTGAACCTTGTATAGGCAGTGATTGCCAGATCCGCCAGATAGGTTTGAAAACAAATCGACCCGCGTCAGGAAAAACGAATACCCGGCAGGCACACTGTACAGACTCATTTGGCTGCGACCGACGCCGGCATTGATCTTGGCATAAGTAACGCCGGCAGCAGACAGTGTCACATTACCCGCGGCGTTGCCAGACACAGTCACAAGGTTGTTGATTCTGAAGTATGACCCGATGGTCGACACCGGCGTCGTGCCATTAAGCGTGACCACTTCTGTAATTGCTTCGTAGTTTGCATTCAGGCCCAAAATGCGAATTGATACCGCGGTGTCTGATGCGCTACTGCTTACCATCTGCATTGTCGTAGCTGCAGGTGGATATGTGTATACGGTATCGTTTTCCCATACCGGTACGAATACCGAGTTAACTGCCGACTGATACCCAAACACATTGACCAACGAATGGCCCTTGATTAGGCCACGGGCTACTTGCAGCTCAAACGGTTCTGAGCGGTCATCTTCGGTCCGTGATGGATAGAACACAGTCAGCCTTTATTTCTTTTTGTCTTTGCCGTACAGCTTTTCGGCTGCAGACTCTTTGAAATCTTTTCGCGTTGGCGCGCCTTCTTCACCCGGCTTGCGCATGCGTTCACCAGACCCAGCTTCAATACGTTTACGCTTGGCATGAATGTTGGCCCACAATCCGGGTTTAGACATGTGTCACCTCGACTTTTTGCGTTCTTTGTCAGAGACCGGATACAGCTTCTCAGCCATAAATTCCCGGCCCACAGACTGCGGCACATCGACCTTTTTGGCGAACTCTTTGTTGTGCGCCACGGCCTGCATGAACCGCTTCTGCTTTTCTGACTTGGCTGGCATGATCAGGCACCGTACAGCAGTGTGGCACTGCGCTCTGCAGTCGGAGCTTTGTCGCTTGCGCCGATCTCCATGTCGGTGATCTGCAATTGCATGCTCATGTCTTTGCCACCTTGTGTTTCATAAGCGCTGGTGCCCTTGACGAATACCTTGGCAGTAATCGTCATCTCAGTGCCAACCGATGGTAGTGCAGTAATACCAAGTTTTTCCATCTGGTCTTGTTCAAGACTCAGGCAAAGGCCATAGGGATACATTGGCTCATCGTATTCAATTTCGCCGGGCATCTCTTCGCGCTCGGCTTCTTGCTTCATGCTGATCATTGCCATGTTAGACCTCGGTAGCTGATGGTGAGTTGTAACCGCTGAACATGTTCATCACATCGGTCAGGGCGTTTTCTGATTGGCCAGTCTGGGCTGCTGCCAGATCCTTAGCCGTGACTGCCTGTTGCTGCATCATTGCTGCTTGCTCTTTTGCGGCCATTGCTTGATCGCGCGCCTGACGGATCATTGCCACATCTTCGTTGGCAATAATCAGCTTAGGATCAACGCCCAGCATATCGCTGTAGCTGTCGACCCACTGGTCTGCATCAAACTTATCGAGCACATCAGGCTTGAACTGCGCCACTGCACCGAGGTTGCCGACCAAGCGGTCGACGCTGTTGGTGCCTACTGCGCGCTGTGCTTGTGCCAGCATCGAAACAAACTCGACTGACAGCTCCATGCCTTGCAGCTCAGGCGGCGGCGGAGGCAGCAGGTTGAACTCAACCATGCGCTGGAATGTCTTATCGACCAGCGGGTCTAGCAGCTCGTTGTGCAAGCGCTCAAGCACCGGGCCCAGCATCAGCAACTTTTCTTCATGGCGCTCGGCCACTTCAGTTGCGGTCATGCGCGTGTCTGTTGCGTTGGCCAGCATCATAAACAGGTCAGCATAGAACGCGCCGCGGATGCGCTCACGGCAATCCTGAATGTCCATCAGCAAATGCTGCAGGTTCAGGTTGACCTCAAATGCTGTCTTAATGCCACCTTGTGGGCTGTTGGCATCGACATAGCTAATGCCACCCGGCAATGAGTCAACATCGCGGTTCTTCATCGATGTCGGCACCTGCAATGGTGGCTTGGTCTGGTAGTCAATGGCCTGCGCTTTGCGAAGCTGCTCGTGCTGTAACTGCTTGATGTCGCCCAAAGCTTCCATGCCGGGGCCGTTGCCGTAGATGTCGCCACCAATTGTGGACCACCGCGGTGCCAGTGCTGGGAACTCTTTGAAGCCAGACTCGCGCAGGTACTGATCCTCATTGCCACCGACTTCAAAGTACACCGATTTGAACGGCATGTTTTTGTTGTCGCGCATTGTGATGTCACGATCAGCGCGTGGCTCGATGGCATGAATGATTGGCACCCATGCATCCAATGTGCCGCGGTCATACAGATTGCGAACGGTGGTCGAACAGTTCTTGTACCCAAACTCTTTCACCAGCTCGCCGACTGTCTTCTCAAACTCGCGATAGATGGTGTCAACCGTGCCGCGGTAGTCAGTGGCAATACAAAACTCACCGATGGTCGACGGGTAATGATGGATGACAGTGCGAGGATCTGACAGCAGGATCGATGCTGTTGTGCCAAATGCGCCGAGCTCTTCGTACATTTGATGCAGTGTGCGGTACGTGTTCGACTTTTGGAACACCACCTGCATGCGCGTGGTCACATCTTCCAGCCACAGCTTCACCGGGTGATACGAATTAAGGTCAGGGTCAGCCGTTGCCAGCCTGAACCATGGCCGTGCTGGACTTGTAGCGCCAGCCATCATGCCTGCGCCAAGAATTCGAAGCGCTCGTGTGCCGGTGTTGTCGTAGATGTTGTTGTGCCTACGCTGGCCACGATCACGGTCCTGCACAAAGTACCGGCCATTGCGTGGCAACAGGTAGGTTGTGATCTCTTGCCAG